CAATCCGCAGGAAATCCGAGCGTCGCGCCCGTTGGCGACAAGCGCCCCGCGCTCGAAATCAAACCCGTCGCCGACGATTTTTCCCAAATTTAAGAAAGGCATCAAACCATGAAAATCAAACTTAACCAAGTTCGCCTCGCTTTCCCGAATCTGTTCGAGGCGAAGGCATTCAACGGCGAAGGCAAGGCCACATTCGACGCGACTTTCCTGATCGACCCGAAAGACCCGCAAGTCGAGGCGATCAATTCCGCGATCGACGTCGTCGCAAAGGAAAAGTGGGGCGCGAAAGCCGACGCCGTCGTCAAGCAGTTGCGCGCGACTGACAAGGTCGCGATTCACGACGGCGACCTCAAGGCGAATTACGCCGGTTTCCCCGGGATGCTCTACGTTTCCGCCCGCTCGGAAGTCCGCCCGACCGTGATCGACCGCGACAAATCCCCGCTGACCTCGCACGACGGTCGCCCGTATGCCGGTTGCTATGTCAACGCCAGCGTCGAGATTTGGGCGCAAGACAACGGATTCGGCAAGCGCGTCAACGCATCGTTGCGCGGTGTCCAGTTCGTCAAGGACGGCGACGCATTCGCTGGCGGCGCGCCCGCTGACGTCGACGAGTTCGACGCCGTTGACGCTGACGAAGTCGATTTCGTTTAAGGGGGTCGCCATGTTCCAGACGAGCATTTTTCAGCATGACCCCGAAGGGGCGCGCATTGCCGCCGATGTCGCGATCGAGCAAGTCGCGCAGGGTGCCGGCGCGAAGTGGATCGACGAGGCGAAGGCAATCGCCCGGGAGTTCGTCGGCATCAACGGCCCGCATTCGTTCATTACCGCCGAAATCCGCGCCTATGCCATGGCGAAGGGTTTCGAGACGGAAGGCGACCCGCGTGTTTGGGGCGCTGTGACGCGCCAGCTTGAACGCGAAGGCGTGATCGTCCGGGTCGGGATTGCTAACCCGCGTCACGCCCACGGCGCGCCGTTGTCGGTGTGGCAATCCAGCGTTTACGCCGAATTGAATTAAGTCTCTCCGTCCCGCGCCCCCTCCAGCGCGGGTTTTACCCCGATGACTCTAATCGGGGGTTTTTTAAAGCTGATTCAACGAGTCGGCTTTAAAAAATGAAAGAGGAAAACATGCGGCAAAAAATCGTATTCGACATCGAGGTATATCAGGATTATTTCCTGATCGCCTTCCGCGACCTGATCAAAGGCCGGATCGACCTGTTCGAGATTTACCCCGGCCATCCGCTCGACGTTGACGGCCTCAAGGCGAGAATCCGCGACGTGACCCTGATCGGGTTCAATTCCGCATCGTTCGACATGCCGTTGATGTCCTATGCGCTCGCCGGGGCGACGAATGCCGAACTCAAGGCCGCGGCGGATGACATCATCAACCGGAATCTGAAACCGTGGCAATTCGCCGACAAATATGCGGCGGTGTATGAACTGGATCACATTGACCTGATCGAAGTCGCCCCGGGCGTCGCCAGCCTCAAGATTTACGGCGGGCGGATTCATTCCGAGCGGATGCAAGACTTACCGATCGAACCGAGTGCGTCAATTAGCCCCGCGGATCGCGTCCAGCTTCGCGAATACTGCGCGAATGACCTGACTGTCACAACCGAACTATATCGCGCCCTTGAGCCGCAAATCGACCTTCGCGGGGCAATGTCGAAAGACATCGGCGAGGATGTTCGCAGTAAGTCCGACGCGCAGATCGCCGAGGCGGTGATCAAGGCCCGGATCGGCGGACGGATCAAGAAAGCGACCGTCGAGGTCGGCAAGGTGATCCGGTTCAAGACGCCGAACTATATTTCGTTCACGACCGCCCAATTGCGCGACGTGCTGGCAACCGTCGAGGCGACCGAGTTCATCGTTCAAGACGGCGGCAAGATCGGACTCCCGAAAGAGTTGTCCGATCTCGACATCCGCATCGGGTCGAGCGTGTATCGCATGGGCATCGGCGGATTGCATTCGACCGAGTCGGGCGTCGCCCATGTATGCGATGACGACCATGTCCTGATCGACCGCGACGTTGCGTCCTATTATCCGGCGATCATCCTGCGGACGGGTCTTTACCCGGAAAACCTCGGGCCGCGTTTCCTCGACGTTTATCGCACCATCGTCGAACAACGGCTCGCCGCGAAGCATTCCGGCAACAAGGTCGTCGCCGATACCCTCAAGATCACGATCAACGGTTCATTCGGTAAGTTCGGGTCGCGTTACTCGATCCTGTATGCGCCGCATCTTTTGATTCAGACCACGATCACCGGGCAGTTATCGCTTTTGATGCTGATCGAAATGCTCGAGGACGAAGGCATCGCGGTCGTTTCGGCAAACACCGACGGCATTGTCATCAAGGCCCACAAGCGCGACGTCGAAAAGCTCGACCGCTTGATCGCCGCATGGGAAATCGTGACCGGGTTCGACACCGAGGCGACCAATTATTCCGCCCTGTATTCGCGCGACGTGAACAATTATATCGCCCTGAAAACCGACGGCGGGATCAAGTTAAAAGGCGCGTATGCACCGCCCGGGCTTGCGAAAAACCCGGTCAATCAGATTTGCGTCGAGGCCGTCGTCAAGGCGTTAGTCAAAGGCGTCCCGGTCGAGGAAACGATCCGCGGATGCGATGACGTGCGGAAGCTCGTCACGATCCGACAGGTCAAGGGCGGGGCGGTCAAGGGCGACGAATATCTCGGTCGCGCCGTCCGCTGGTATTACGCCGAGGGCGAAACCGGCGTCATTCAATACAAGGTCAACGGCTACACGGTCGCCCGCTCGGAAGGGGCGCGCCCGTTGATGCAACTTCCGCCAGCGGTTCCCGCTGACGTCAATCTCGAATGGTACATCGGCGAGGCGCATTCGATCCTCGCGGACGTGGGGGTCGCATGAACCCTTATCGACTCATGCAAGGCGTATCGCTTCGCCGCTTTTTGAAATCTCAACCGAAACGGAAGGGGCAAAAAAATGATCGGGAAATTATTGCGTCGGGTATTCGGACGCCGCTGGCGGCAAGACGCGCCGCTCGCGCAACAGATTCGGGACTCGATTCGCCGCGATGCGGATCGGGCAATCCGTAGCAATTGGATCGCCGAGGGGCGGCGGTTCGGATAACAGGGGGAAATGATGGTTTTGACGTTGGATCAATTGCGGCGCGAGTTCGCCGAGGTGTTACAGGATAAGGCTGGCGGGAAAGGGTCGTTCGATGCGGCGTTGCTTCACGTTTGCCGGATTGCATACGTTCAAGGCTTGCGCGACGGGTACAAAGACGGCGTCGAGCGCGGTCAGGGGGTGAACGATGTCGCTTGAATATAAGATCGAGGCGCATCTTGTTCACCGCGTCCGCGAGGACTTCGGCGGCATCGCGTACAAGTTCACGTCGCAGAATCGCCGCGGCGTTCCCGACCGACTCGTCATCCTGCCCGGGCCGGTGATCTTTTTCGTCGAACTCAAGTCACCGAACGGTCGACTCTCGCCGATGCAGATTCGCGAGCATAAACGCATGAAAGACCTCGGGGTCGACGTGTTCGTTTGTAACTCGATCATCGAGGTCGACCGGTTGTTGGACGGGGTGCGCGATGTCAGATAGTCAGTTCGGCGTTTTTGCGGCGTTGCTGATGTTTGCGATCGGCCTCGCGACCGGGATATTCCTGACGCTTGCGTCGTTCGCCGGGCCTCAAGAATGCTCGGTCGAAATGGAATATGCCGGCTCGCATCGCGTTCAATACCTGACGGAGTGCAAACTGTGAGCCAGTTCACCCCGCGCCCGTACCAGATCAAAGCAATCGAGCATATCCAGCGATCCCCGCGGTGCGCGCTGTGGTGCTTCATGGGCGGCGGAAAAACCGTCTCAACCCTGACCGCCCTCGATCAGTTGTCGATCGTCGAGGACGTGTTCCCGGCGCTGGTGATCGCACCCTTGCGCGTCGCCCGGTCGACATGGCCTGACGAGGCGCGGAAATGGGATCACCTCGCGCACCTAAAGGTCGCGACCCTATGCGGCGCGAAGTCGTTCGCCTTACCCGATGCGGACATCGTAACGATCAATTATGAACAGTTGCCGAAACTGGTCGAGCAATTCGGCGACCGTTGGCCGTTCCGCACCATCATCGCCGACGAGTCGACCAAGCTGAAATCGTTCCGCACCCGGCAAGGCGGCAAGCGCGCGAAGGCGTTGTCGAAAGTCGCGCATAAGTACGCGACGCGGTTCGTCAACCTGACCGGCACCCCGGCGCCGCTCGGCCTCGTCGACTTGTGGGGTCAGCAATGGTTCATCGACGCCGGCGTTCGCCTCGGGCGGACTTTCTCGGCGTATACCGACCGATGGTTCAAGCAACACCCGAGCGGGTTCGGCGTGATCCCGATGCCGCATTCTCAAGGCGAGATACAGGATTTGCTCGCCGATGTATGCCTGACGCTTGATCCCCGGGATTATTTCGATCTGAAAGACCCGATTCACAACGTCATCAAGGTCGACTTGCCGGATCACGCCCGGCAGATATATCGCGACCTCGAAAAAACCATGTTCGCCGAGATCGCCGGAAGTGAGGTCGAGGCGTTGAACGCCGCGAGCCTGACGATCAAGTGTTTGCAGATTGCGAACGGCGCGATCTACACCGACGGCGAGGCATGGGAACACGTTCACGACGAAAAGCTCGACGCGCTTGAAAGCGTGATCGACGAGGCGTCCGGCGCGCCGGTGCTGGTGGCGTATCACTTCAAATCTGACCTTGCCCGCATCCGCAAGGCGTTCCCGAAAGCCGGGATCATCGCCGAGGACGACGGGAAGGCGTTCAAGGCCGGCAAGTATCAGATCGGGCTAGTTCACGCCGCGAGCGTCGGCCACGGCATCGACGGATTGCAAAACGTATGCAATCAGATCGCGTTTCTAGGGCATTGGTGGGATTTAGAGCAACGCCAGCAACTAATCGAACGGATCGGCCCGGTGCGGCAAATGCAAGCCGGGTTCGATCGTCCGGTCTTTATTCACGACATCGTCGCCCGGGGTACGGTCGACGAACTGGTTTTGAAGCGGCACGAAACAAAGGCCGAAGTTCAGCAAATTTTACTTGATGCGATGAAGGGGCAAGCATGAAAAACGAAACATGGCTCGACGCGGTTGTCGGCGTCTTTTTATATTTAATTCTGTTTATCTCGTCAGCGTCGCTCGTTGGATGGTGGATCGGGATCGCTATATTTTCGGCAAAGGCGCTACTCAAATGACCGAAACGAAATCAATTCTCGCCGAGGCGGAAGGCATTATCTACGGCGACCGGGAGCGTACATACGGCAACCCGGGCCGCAATCTGCGAGTCATTGCGGACTATTGGACGGTATTGTTCGGCGTCAAGGTTTCCCCGGAGAAAGTCGCGCTCGCGATGGTCTTGCTCAAGGTCGCCCGCGAACAGCATCAACACAAGCGCGACAACCTTGTCGACGGCGCTGGTTATCTGGCATTGATCGAGAGGATTCAACCGTGAAAATTCGTTTTTATATTGATTTTTGGGAGTCTGGCGCGGCGTTTCAATTGAAAAACGGACTTATCGCCCAAACACAACCGCCAGCGAAAAATCAAAATACTCGGCGCGTCGCCTTCGACGTATACATCCCCGATGAATTTTTGTTTGAAATCGACTTGATATCGCCCGAAGTCAGCCCGACTATTGAGGTTTTGAAATGAGTGACGAAATCGACCAAGCAAACGACCGCGTCGAACTCGATTCGAGTATCGCGATCGCCCTCGCACACCTCGCCGCCGGCAAGATTCCGAAGGGCGAGCCGGGCGAGTGCGACTTGTGCGGCGAGCATTCCGAACGTCTTGTCGGCGGGTGTTGCGCCCCTTGCCGGGATCGGTGGGGGCGGCCATGAACAACGCTTTCGCTTTTCTCGTTAAGTCCGAGATCGAGGCATTGACCGGACGCAAACAAAAGGGCGCGCAATGCGATCAGCTTCGCCGCATGGGCGTCCCGTTTTGGGTCAATGCCTCGGGCAATCCGGTCGTCGCTCGATCGGCTATTGAAGGGCGGACGCAACCGGCGCAAAATGACCTTGTTCAAACTTGGACGCCGCCCGTCTTGAGATAATGGCCCGACCCCGCTCAACAAATAAGAATCTGCCGACCCGCCTCGTCGCGATCCGGGCGAAGGGTCGCGCGTACTATTATTATGACCAAGGCGCGGCGTCGAAACCGAGATATAAACCGCTCGGCACCGATTACATTGACGCCGTCCGGCAATGGGCCGACCTCGAAGGCGGCAACGCGAAAATGCGGTCGGTGTTTTCGTTCGAGGACGCCGCCCGGAAATATGAGTCGGTGATCATCCCGACCAAGTCGACCCGGACGCAAATCGACTATCAGTCCGCGCTCAAATTCCTGCGCCAGTTTTTCGACGGCGCGACGCTCGCCGACATCCAGCCGATCCACGTCGCGCAGTTCCGCGAATGGCGGAAGGGCGTTCAAGCGAATCGGAACATCGCCGTTTTGTCGTCGTTGTGGAATCACGCGCGCGAATGGGGCATGACCGACCGGGCGAACCCTTGCGAGGGCGTCAAGCGTAACGCCGAGACGGGGCGCGACGTGTACCTGACCGACGAACAGGTCGATCGGGTCGCATCGCATGGGCCGCGGACGTTGCAACTAGCGATCGAACTCGCTTATCTCACCGGGCAACGCCCGGCGGACGTGCTGAAAATGCGCGAAACCGACATCCGCGACGGGTATATCCAAGTCCGGCAAGGCAAGACCGGGACGCCGGTGCGAATCGCCGTCGTCGGTCGGCTGGCGGAACTCGTCGCCGAGTGCCGGGCGGCGAAGTCGGGAACGGTCGTCAACACGGCGTTGATCGTCGGCGATCACGGGAAACCGATTTCGGTGCAATGGCTTTCGATACTTTGGAAACGCGCCCGGGTCGCCGCCGGGATAACGGACGATATACAGTTCCGCGATCTGCGGGCGAAGGCGGTCAGCGATAAAGAGGACGCGACCGGTAACATCCGCGACGCGCAAGCGTTGGCCGGTCATTCGACGGTCAGCATGACCGAACACTATTCGCGGAAACGCCGCGGGCAAAAGGTCGAGCCGACGCGATAAAAATTTTTCGCAATAAAGTGTTGTCAAAGTGTTGACAAGGTGTTTACAAACCCCGACAATGGGAACCGTCAACAACGCAAACGGAGATCGACATCATGAGCAACAATCTAATCGTCACCAGACTCTATGACGGGATTGCAGTCGGAACAACCCACGGCGAAGGCTTCTTCTTTGAAAACTTCATTAACGCAGTAAACAAAGCAGAGGCAATCCGTGGCAAGCGTTTCACATCGCGCATTTTAGAAAAAATAGCAGACCTAAAAATTGGTGAAAGCTACTTCGTCAAGATTTCTTGATATTGGCTCTTTCGGAGAATCTGAAAATGACCGTCACGACCAAAAAAGTGAACGCCGCCCTAAAAGCCGCCGGGTTCGATGTCGAGCTGGCGAAGGGCGGCGGGTACTTTTACTTTTATGACATCGGCGACAGCTTCGTCGCGACCGCCATGTCGGGCGTGTATGTGAGCCGGATCACCGACTTGACCGTCGAGGAATGGGTCGAGGAATTCAAATCAAAACTGGAAGGGGCATAAAATGAAAACCAAATTCAACAAGGGCGACGTCATCGGCCATCTGACCATCGGCGAAGGCGTGAAAGAAACCGAACATTACGAGTTCGCGGCATGGTATCGCGACCACGCTTTGACGCCGGGCGTTTACCCGGTCGTGATCGTCGACGTCGGTTATGAATCCTATTTCGACGAGGCGAAAATCCCGCGTGACGATCCGCGTCGCTACTCATACACCGCAATCGCGGTGATCCCGTCGGTGATCACCGGGGCGAACCTCGGAACGTATTTCGGCGGCGTCCCGGTCGGTAAAGATACCGCCGGCGAGCGCGAGATCGGTCGCGCTTCCGAGTTCCGCATGGCGTCAAGCTGGAAAGTCATCCACGGCGGGAAGTACGGCGAACCGTTCGGCTTTTTGAACATCCCGGGCGTTTCGTTTGAACTGGCGGACGAGGTGACGGCATGACCCCGGCAGAATTCGCCGACCGCCTTGTCGGCTCGCGTTATCAGGCGACCATCCGCGAAGCGTTGCGGATGGTTTTCGTCGAGGGTAAGAGTCAGACCGACGCCGCGAAGGCGGTCGGGGTGCATCGTCAGGCGGTGAGCCGGGCGGTCGCCAGCTTTCAAAAGAGGGTGTGAACATGCGAACGATTCAAAAACTGATCGGTTCTGAATATGTCGATTTGGAATCGGGCGACGTTGACCGACTGACCGCGATAAACCGGATTAAAGAATTGTCCGATGGCGACTCTTTGTCCAAATATCGGATCATTAAATCGGTCGTCGATTGGGACGGTGCTGAATATGAATCGCTCGGTTCGTTGACAGTCGGGTCGATGGTGATAAACGAAAAGAAAAACCGAAGGGGGCGTGTGATCGCTTTCGATAAAACAAAAACGAAAGCGATGGTTGAATTTGATTTAGAAAACGCACATCCGAGACACCGGCGGCGACATGAATTACTCAAGGGAACCGACGTCGCCGAGGTGTTGAAATTTGTGGAATGGATTTCGGTAAAAAACATTCGCCTTGCTTTATAATCCGACCTCGCTTTTCGGCGAATTGCAAAACCTTCGCCGAATTGCAAAACTGACCGATCTCGCAAACCCTTGCGAGACAAGCCCGGAGAGGTGGCAGAGTGGTCGAATGCGCCGGACTCGAAATCAGCTAATGCGATCCAGTAATGACGCCCCTCGCGGGGCGTTTTTGTTTTGCAATTTCCTGATTTTTACCCTTCGGAAACCCGCATAAAACCGCGTTCGCTTTCCGAATTGCAAAACTTTATTGACCCAAAAGCGCGACCTCGGCGCGGCGTCGCCTGACCAATCCCGGCAACACTTTGCCCCCGGCTTTCGTCCATCGCATAAGCTGGACTTCCGCCGCCTCGATGTCGCCGACGATCAGCTTTCGGCGGAACGTCGACGACTTCAACCGACCGAGGCCGAGGTTATAGGCGAAATCCGCAGCGGCGACGATCGAACCAAACTCAACGCCGGGGCATACCTTCCGAGTGCCGCGCAGAAACGCCCGGCAATCCGCCCGGAGTCGGTCGTCGGCTTGCTGTTGAGTCCAGACCAGACCCGGAACAATGCCCGGGCCGGTCGATCCCCACCCGATCGTGACGATGCCAGCGGGGCAAAAGTATGCCCGCAACCGGCAACCCTCGAACCGTTTGACGATCTCAATCAGGGCGTCGAGTTCGTTCATTTGGCGCGGCTGGCAAACACGCGATGCGCGAAGTAGAAACCGAGGATCACGCCGACGAGTTCCTTGTCCCATTCGGTGAGTTGAAACCCGTTTTGATACAGGCAAAACCACCAGAGCAACAACGCGGTCGTCGCCGCCGCCGGACGAATCGAACCGTTCCAAGCGTCGACCCAATCAATCCCGGTCTTGCGGTTGACCGTTGACATCGCGGCGATAAATGCGTCGGCGTCTTTCGCCTCGATCTCGGCATCGCTCCGAACCTCGATCTCTTTGATCCCGAGATCGGAAACGACGCGCAGTCGTTCCAGTTCGCGAGTATGTCGCGCCGCCTCGAGTTCGGCCTGTAACCGGGTCGCCTCGATTTCCTGCTTGTGATCCTGATGCTTCGTCCAAGCTGACGAGACTTCGCCCCAAATCATGCGGAACACCGAACCGCCCAAAAATGAAATTAATGCGCCCATGCTTACCCCTTAACCGGTTGAAAATAATGCGTTATACGTCGATTCTGTGCGTCGTTTTTCAGAGCAAATCGTCAAAAAATGCCAGAATCACCAGAAAGATCGTCGACAGCAGACCGATCACGAAAAACAGGGCGTCATGCCCGAAATCATCGAGTTTGAAATAGTCATCCTCGTCGTTCATTTGATTGCGTCCTTTCCCTCGTCGGGTTCGATGCTCTTTTTGCAATGCTCCGGGTCGAACAGGTGCAACACCCGGCACAACACCCGGGCGAGTTTGCCGTTCGACTTCCCGGCTCGCGAACTGATCGTCTCGTCAGGATCACCGCCGACGACCGTGTTCGCGAGTTGATCAAGCGCGATCAACATGTTCCAAAAGTAGCGCGTCACCATTGAATCGCATCAACCTCGGTGATCGTCGTCGCCGCGTCGATCAATGCTTTTTTGCCTTTCGCGTGTTCGTGCAACCCGGCGGCGTATTGCGCCAGCGCGACCGGCATTCCCATCATCCCGACGGCATCGAGGTCGACGGTCGTGTTGTCTTGCGCCGTCCAAGTGATCGAGAAAGGTTGACCGGCACCGATAGCGGCTTGTGCGGCTTGAACGGCGGTCGAGATACGTTGAACGGATCGCGGGTCAGAATCGAACGTCTTGTCGAGATACGGAAAGCCGGACGCCTCAAGCGTGTCCCGCTTGCCGTTGATCTGCTGGCGGGCGTCGAGTTTCGCCTGTTCAAGTGTCCGCTCGGGCGGGGTGTTCGCCGCTTTCCAGCGGTTGACGTACTTTTCAAATGGCTTGAATGCGGCCTTTCCGATTGATTGGTTTTTCTTGCCGTCGTTGAATTCGATATGACCAGACCCGGAAACGTCGTCGAACTGGATCGCGTGAATGTCCGCGCCGATGTCGGTCAGGTCGATTTGATGAAATACGCCATCGACGCCGGTGACGCCGTCGATCGGAATAATTGTGATTTTTGACATGGTTTATCCTTCGATAAGTCGTTGTTGATTGATACCAGCGGCGGCGATCAAAACCTTGTGACCGACTTCGTTCGCCTTGACCATTTCGTTTCGGAAAGACTCGACTGCCGCGCCGGTTTCCCGGTTTACCTTGCTGTTTTCGATCAGCAAGACCGGTTGCCATGCGATCGCGCAATCGCCGTTGCGGATGTCCTCGCCGGTTTGCGGGTGTTTGCCGTGAACGTATATCCAAAACCGACAGGCGACCAGTTCACCATCGCGAACCGCCCCGTCCTCGATACATTCGCCGCCCATCATCGGACAGAGTATTTTCGCGTCTTTAGCCATTAGTTTTTGCTCGCGATGATGAAGTCGTTATATTTGATTGACGGCCATGAGTGCGTATGCGAACCGCCGCCGCCTGTGGCCGAGGTTGCGTTCAAATTTGACGGTGTCGCGTTGGTTGTGGTCGCCCCCGCCGAAATACCCCCCGACCCAGTTGTCAGTCGGATTTGTGTATGAGTATGCGATGGTATCTGCGATTCGGTCAGAGTCGTCGCCCCGACCGATGCCGCCGACCAACCCGTCGAACCGCCGCTCGATGCCGTACCGGTGACGATCCGCATGATCGAGTCGTTCAACGCGGCGGTCGTGTCTTTCGTCCAGCCGGTTGGCGCGGTTGTTTGCTGGAACGCGACTCGCGTTCCGGTGTCAAAACTTGCGGTCGATACCCAAGCCGGATCAGCGCCGCTTTGCGCGGTCAGTACATATCCGGCGGTTGCCGTACCTGACCCGAGTTCGTTGGTCGGAACCCGACCCGTCGAATTAAGCGAAGCGATCCCGCTGGCCGCGCTGCGCGAATTCATGATGTCGTTGACGTTGTCCGCCATCTGTTTGATTTCGGCTCGCGCGGTTGCGGGTGAGTCCGTCCCGGCATCCATTGAAGTCGTGACGATTGCAGTTGTAGGCCATGCCATTTTTTAGTACCCCCTGACGAATGCGTCGATAGTTGCGTCGGCGAGCGCATTGCTCGCGTTGTAAATCTTGATTCGCGGCCCGCTTGCCGGGTTTTTGTCGATGATTTCCCATGACCAACCCGCGCCGACGTTTTGCAGCGAAACTTGAACTTGCGTAATCACCGAATAAGACTTGACCAACGGCAGGCGAATGTCGCCGGTGCCGATGCGATAACCGCCGGTCAACGATGCCGTGTTGAGGTCGTTGATTTCCTCGCTGACTGCGCCGCCGTTGAGCTTGATGTCGAGCAGATACAAGATCGGGAACGCCCCAGCGACGGCGATGCGAACTTTCAAATAGCGCGCGGTGATCTGCCCCGTCGGTGCGGCCCATCCTGACCACGTCACATTGTCGACCGACGAATTGACTTCAATCGTTTGCGTACCGTCGGCAATCGCCGAGATCAACGGCGTGAACGGCACCGATGCCGACAGGTCAATCATCGTGTGCTCATACGTCATCGAAGCGGCGGGATTCTTGACCCATCGGTCATAGTCGTCCCATGTCGTCGTCGTTGCCCATGTCAGCGAGTCGGACGCCGACAGGATGTTGTTTTCCGGCTCGACGAAACAGTTCGTCTTTGTCCCGGGCCATGCTTGAGAGTGTGGCAATACGTTATAAATCACGCCCGCAAGGCGAGGATCGCCGAGGTCGGCGCTAATGAATAGGGCGTTGACGGATTCGTTCCCGTAGTAGTCGAACGCCTTGACCGCGAACGTGTACTCGCCGGCGGCGAGCTGATTCGACTCGAACGGGGTTTGCGTGATCAATCCATCATGGAATGCGTCGAGGTCTGACCAGTAATCCGTCCAACCCGTCCCGAGGCGATAGCGGATGCGATACCCGGCGAAGTCTGGAACCGACCCGGGCAAAGACATCGTGAACTGACGAGTTCCGTCAGGCTGGACGGAAACGAGGAAAGTCGACGGATCAGGCGGCGGGGCGAGGAATGGATCGCCGACCCATTCCGACCAATCGCCGACCGCGATTCCGACGCCGGCGACGCGAACGTATACAGTCCCGCGAAACGCCGGGACGGAAATGTTCGTCGTCGCCACATTGCCCGCGCGCGTCCAAGTCTGGCGGGAGTCATAAGACGTTTCGACGTAGTAATGTTCGGCGTCCGGTGCAGGTTGCCAGTTGATCAACAATTGCGGATTCGAGGCCGTCCCGCCGAGCGTAACATTAACGCCGGTCACGACCGGGCGGGTGATGCGCGCCGGCAAGTTCCACGATCCAGAATCGGCAGGGGTCGACCCGGTGTCGGCGGTGTGAACGGCGGCGTCCTCGTTGATGGCGACGATCTCGACCGTGTTCACGTTGCGGGGTTTCACCGACATGACCCGGGCAAGTTTGCGATGCGTGTCCGCCTTGCCGAAACTGAAATAGGTCTTTTCGCGATCCGATCCGACGTCGGGGGTGAAGTCGAGCGCGGCGTCAACGTGAACAACCTCGAACGCGGTCGCCCCGGCAGTCACTTCCCACGGCCCGGAGAATGACCCGTCGCGCTTCCGAAGGCCGACGTAGTAAGTGCCGGAAACGAATTCGACCGGTTCGGACAGGGTCAGCGTTTTCGTTCCGGCGTTGTATGCCGTCACCTCGCCGGATGTTCCCCACAAGGGGCGGTCGTGAGCGATAGCAATCAGGTCGCCGAATGACGGGATAAAACCTTCCATATCGGTCGAGAACGTGATCGACTGCCGGCGATAGCGGTTCGCCGCGGCCATATACATGCCTTCGCGCCATGCCTGATTTCGATTCGTAATGCCGAACGCTTGAACCTTTGCCGGACGGTCGGCAGTCTCGCCGGAAAGCTGCGACGAAACGGTTTTCGTCGTCCAAGTCGTCGAGTCCAGATAAGCGACCTCGATCGCATCGACCGTTTCATCGTTCGGGATCAAATAGTCGATCTTGAGAGAACCCTTGACGATGTTCCGTTTGTTGAACAGGGCAACCGGTACGCTGACTGCGCCGTCGCGGGAGAATCGAACGATTCCGCCTTGCATGTATGGTTTGGCGCGACCCGCCCGGGCGACGATGGTCAACGCTTCCCAAATCGACTGTCGAGAGTCGAACACCGCGTCGAAATAGTCCGCGCGGGACGACCAAGTCGAATCAAGCGCGAGTAACCCGGCTAGGTCGATCCGACTATCGGCAAGCGCGCCGCCGTATGACGATTTGAGAATATCGGCCAGCGCCCACGCGATCGAGCGCGTCGCCGTCGGTGCCGACCATGTCGTCCCGTTCCAGATCGGCAATTTGCGCGTCGCGATGACGTTGATTTTGCGACTCGATGTCGACGACAGATTGTTCGTCGCGCGCATCTTGATCGCGAGCGTCGTGACCGAATCGTAAACATTCCCGCCGGGCATATAGGCGCGGCACGATACCCATTGAATTTCAGACCCGGCGCGGCTGGACGTGTCTTTCGCGCTGGTGCGCGTGACCTTGACTTGCCAGCGACCAGACGCGACCGAATAAGAATATGACCGACGCTGTGCCGTTGCCGTTGCGGCGGTGATCGTATGCGTCCCGAGGGTGTACCACCCGCCGGTCGGGACGCCGAGGTCGGTCACTTGCTGCGCTTGAACGGTGAAAGTCACCGAGCGCGCATCGAGTCCGCCGTCGTCGTTGGCGTAAAACAAACCTTTCGGGCAAACAACGTCGACGGCCAGCGCGTTCGCGGTCGTTCCAGCTTGATTGATGACGAACGGCCCGATCGCGACACTTTGAAGCATTTCCTGACCGGCAACCTCGGCGGATGCGGTCACGTTGGCAGGGAACAGGGCGACCGCTTGCCCGGGGGCATAAACCGCATATTGAACTTCGGAAAAACTCCCGATCGGGGTGTCCTCGATCTTGATCGACTCGATCGAATACTCACCATGCCCGACGGCAAAAAGCTGATACAGATATTGCTCGTTCCCGGCGTATTCGGTGTAGGGTTCGGCCGCGAAGTCGGGAAAAATGACGTGACGACCATACATGACCGGGATCGGCTCGCCGATTCGGGCCTTGTTACCCTGTGCGGAAAGGCTATACGTCGGCGATGCCGACTGCGAATTGATCCCGGCAGACTGATGCGCCGACGGCGGTTTCGGTTCGGGGATCAGCGCATTGACGAGCATCTTTCCGACGAAACCAATCGCGCCGGATAGAATCTGAAAACCGAACCCGCTCGTCGCCATGCCGAGACTGCCGGCGATCGGGCCGGCCACCATCGGAGCGACAACCGAAACGGCGATCATCAAAACGATTTTAAGCGGGTTCGATCCACCGCCGCCGCCTTGCGGAAGCGTGACGAAAGCGACCGTGTCGCCGTCGCCGATCTTGCGATCCCAATCCGCGCGAAGTAATGCCTCGCCGTTGAATAGGCAAATGAACGGTTGTTGCGTTTTCGGCGCCATCTTGCGGACGCGGCAAGACCGACGGACGTGCTTGACCTCCCGGTTACGGGAGAACGGCGAGTTCATATATACAACGCTTGCGATCATCCGTCAGTCACCCTTGAAACGCCAAAAATCAATCTTTCCCCAAATCGGGTGCAAGGTCGGCAAGGTCGACAGCACAACGCCCGCGCCTTGAACACAATGCAACACCGCGCCGCCATCGACATCGACCCAAATTCCGACGTGAAACGGATGCGTCGCGTTGCCCATTTCGACGCAATCGCCATCGACCGGCGTCATGACATGAGTCCAGCGGTCATGCTCCGGGTGATTGGTCAACGTGCGAACGACGGCGAGCGTTTTGGTCGCATCGACATCGACCGCCGGCAGTTCCCGCCCGTAGTGAACGAGTTGGATATGTCGGACGAATCCCCAACAATCGAACCCGTCCAATTCCTGACCGCCGTTGATCCACGGGATGCCGATGTAATCCGTCGCCCAATGGTTCATCGACCAAGCCCCGGAAAGCCCGCGACCGTGTAGTCCTTATTCGGGAACTGCCGGTTCGACATATCGCCGAAGGTTGCCCGGGCGGTGACGCGAAAGTCGGTCGCCTCGATATGCGTGACGGTCAGCGTCAACGGCGGATTCATTTGCGGGGCGGACAGGTCGGTCGACAGAAACGGACGATAGGTCACATAAATCGGATACGGCGAGGCGACGGCAATCGCGAGGTTTTGTTCGATCTCGGGCGACACGTTGTCGATCGAGATAATTATTTCCGGTACCGCCGAGTGTTGAACCTCGGGAAGCTGAAACTCGAAATTGAAGGCGATAAACGTGACCGCTGCGCTCGGATTGAGCGGCGCAGTCGACTCCAGCGTTGCGGTGAGGTCGTTGAAATCCCGCACGACCCGGATCGGTGTCGTGAAATTCTGATGACGGAATTCGAGGGTATGCAAAATAACCTCGCCCGCCGGGGCGGTTGCATACGCTTCTTTGATTGCGGCGCTTAAAGTGCTATCCGGCATTATTGGAACCTGACCTCAAGTTTTGCGGAAACTGACCAATTCGCCCCGGGCAGATATGAAGCCGACCACGGTTCGGCAAAGCGGACGTCATACTCGGTTTCGCCGTCGCCGATGTCGAGATTCATGCGGAACCAATCCGCGCCGGTGTTGACGTCGGTCATATAGAACGACCGGAATTCGGTCATCTGCGCGGCGGTGAACTTGAACCCGCAAGAAACCGTCGTCGGAACTGCGGTAAAAATCTGACGCTGACGCGCGGGGCCGGTGTCCATTTCGGTGCGAATGAACGACTTGTCGGGGTTAATCGAATAACCCTCGATCGACGGCGCGGGAAGTGTTGCCGGGAAGTTTGCCATTTAGCGATATGCTCCGACGGCGCGGTTCAACCCATACATGCCTTCCAGCGTCGGGGCGATACCGGTGCCGCGTGAAATGTTACGATTCATCTTCGATTCGATTTGCTCGACCATGATGTCGATCGTCGTCATGCCGTTCGTGTCGGTCGACGAGTTGACCTGACCGCCGCTTCCGGGCGCTTCGATCAGGTTGACGACCACGCCACCACCGCCGGCGCCAGCGCCACCGACTGCGCCGTTCGGGATGATGTTTCCGGCCATGCTCGGCGAGAACAGTTCCGGGCCTTGTTCGCCGACGAGATAGAACTTGCTCGGGTCAACGTAACCGCCGGACGCCTTGCCGCCGCCGAATAGATTGCTAAACCATTTCCCGATTCCGTCGGTGACGCCGCTGCCGGAGAGCAACCCGTCGATGCCTTTGGTTAGCGGTTCGGTGATCGTGCGGCGGACTAGAATGCGCTCGATGTCGTCCGCGAGAGACTTCAACACGTCGGAGAACTTCGACCCGCCGACGATCGCGTCCTCGAAAGCCGACGTGAAGGTCAGTCCGAGGTCTTGCGCGAGCGACTTGGTCGTTTCGAGTTGCTTGACCCGGAGTTCGTAATTCTCGGTTTCCTGATCAATCAATTCCTGCGCTTGCTCGTTTTCCAGCATCAAGCCGTTGATGCGGTCGATCGAGCGTTGATATTCGAGGTCAATCTGCGCGCGAATGCGTTTCTTGTCGCTTTCAATGAGGCCTACGTTCAAGTCCTCGTTTTCGGCGCGGAGCGATGCCGACATTTCGGCAAAGGTTCGATCGCGATCCTCGGCGGCGGCTTTTTCCGCGTCGGCGAGTTCGTTCATCGCCTCGATCTGCGCGTCGATCCCGGCGTTTTGTGCGGATTGAAAAGCGTTCGACACGTCGGTCGCCCGGGCGAGGTCAAGCGTCGATTGCAGATAGTCACGCAAGACCGGGTCGAGGCGGGTCAGCGCGTCGAGCTTGTCTTGCAGTTTTTCGATATTGCTTTGCTCGCCGGCGTTGAGGTTGTCGATCTCGGAAACGACCGCGGCGACGTCGCGTTGATAATTCTCGAACGTCTTGTCGTCCGGCTTTTTCGCCCCGCCGGTCGTCGGGTTCAAGATCGCTTGGACGGCGCCCTTTTCCGGCTTTTTGATCGCGGCATCGAAACGCGCGGCGGCGGATGCAATCGCCCGGTCGTTTTCTGCGATCGCCTTGTTCAATCGGGCTTTCGTTTGCTCGATGTAGCGTTCGCGGATCGCGATGTCGTTGTCGGTGACGAACATGCCGAGAATCCCGCCCTCGGCTTGTTGCGCTTTCAGTTCGTTGAGCTTTTGAGTCGCGTCGAGGACTTCATCAAACAGGTCGGCGGCGAACTCGGACGGCGGACGGGTGCCGTTGATGATCTGCAACCATTTCGTCAGCGCCGGGAGCATTTCGTCGACGATCGCACCAGCGCCGGCGGAAATCAGCCCGTTCGTGATCGCGAGTTCGTCGTTGAATGCGTCGGAATTCTTTGCGAGTGATTCGATGCCGGGCGACAAGTCCGATCCGGCCTTGACCATTTCGCGCAGTTTGTCCGACCCTTCGGACAGCAACGGCAACAGGTCGCCGGCAGATTTGCCGAGAATTTTCGTCGCGAGCGCCATGCGCTCGGGCGAATCGACCGGCATCGAATTTAAAACGTCAGCGAGTTGTAGAAACGCCTCGTTTGCCGTCTTTGCGTTGACCCCGATCGCGGCGAGCTTGTCGCCGTCGGCGGTCATATATTGCGAGAGTTTTCGCAGACCGCCGGCGATGGATTCGAGACTTGTTCCCGACTGTTCCGCGGCGATGCGCCAGCCGGAAAGCGCGGTCACGCTGATGCCGGTGCGCTTCGACATATCGTTCAAAGCGTCGGCGGCGTCGATTGTCGACCGTGCGAATGCGACCATTTCGCGAGCGACTAGGCCGATACCCAAACCGGCGAGCGCGCCCTTCAAACTGCCGAAGGTTTGCGCGATCCCGTTTCCGCTTGCTTGAATCGAGTTGAGGCCTGATTTGACGGAATCAATTGCGGCGCGGGTTTCATCCTTTGCCGATAAAATTATTTGCGTCCGCTGGTCAGCCATTATTCACTTTTCCGAAAAATTCGTTCGGGTCGTCCTCGACCGGTTTTTCTTCCGCTTGCCGCCGGGGGATAAAATCCGCCGGTTTATATGCTTCGGTGTTCGGCGCACGGTTCACGTTTGCGATCGTGCTGGCGATCACCCCCGACTGAAACCATTCGCCCGGGGGGCCGAACGGATGGATCGAATAAAACGCCATCCATTCGCCGAACTCTTGCGCCGACATGGCGTCCTGTAACTCGTCGACCGTTCGTCCCATCGCTAAAGCGAGAGTGAACAGAAAGACGCGGTCAGGACGCCGCGTCAGTTTTTTTCTGCGACCTCGGCATCGAGGCCGGACAAGCGCCTCGCCACGTTGAACAATTTCACGACCGCGCCGAAATTCGAGGTTCCGAAAACCTCCCATTCGTCGACGTTGAAAACCGGCAGACCGTCGCCATCGCGAACAGTCGCGGCCAGCAATTTCGACAAATTGGCGTGTCCGTTTTCATTGTCCAGATACAGGGCGAGGCGATCTTTCAGCAACAGACCGCGGACGATCACCTCGCCGCCGAGTTCCGGCACCTCGACCGCCTCGGTCGGCAGTACGGGGGCCGGGATTTGCGACTTTTTAAGAATCGCCATCGTTAGGATGCGTAAACGGTCGGCTTGCCGAACATCGTGATCACGGCGTTCGTCTTGACGATGTCTTGCGCGGAACCGGTCGGCAACAGGGTCGCGCCGACGTAACCGACGAACACGACTTTCTGACCGTTGGCGAAGGTGAACAAAATCGCCTTTTGCGCTTGCGTATCGCTCGCGGCCTTGAGTGCGATCAGACCAGCGTCAGACACGTCCCAAATGTTTTCAAACGAGAACGTCGACGGGTTTGCGAGGCCGGGGATTTGCTTCTTGATATTGTCGTGAATAGTGGTCACGTCAATGAAGCTGAAATCGCCGCCGGATGCCGAGATCGAGGTCGCGGTCGACAGGGTCGTCCCGAAAGTCGCCTCGACTGCGGTGCCGCTGACGAAAGTGTCAAAACTGGTCGTGTTGATGCCTTCCAAAGTGAAACCGGAACCGCTGACAGCTTTCACCCGGGCGACCATACCGTCGAGTTGATACATGCCTTGAACGGACAGGATCACATAATCGCCGTTTGACAGGGTGTTCGTCGCGGTGACAACACCCTCCGACGCTTTGGTGATGTCGGTGATTGTGATGGTGCCACCGGCGGCGGATTGCACCGCGACGGCGACGTTCGACCATTTGCTGACTGATGCCATGATAAAACCCTTTCTTAAATTGAAACGTCAGGCGCGGACGCCCGTGCGTAATATGTCGCGGTGAAAATCATCGTTATAAAACCGACCGGTTTCTCGCCTTGCCCGTCGAAATCAACCTCGATCGAATCGAGCATGACGCCCTTGACCAAACCGCCGAGGGTGTTCGCCGCAACGGTCGCGTTTAGCGCGACCTCGACCTCTTTCGCAATCCCGTCGAGCGTGTCGTCGAGGTTGCTTGAGGCTTTAGCTACACCCCGAACCGTCAATTCAAGCCTGCGCTCGGTCATCGGGTTCGTGATCAGGTCAATCGCTTCGACGCGCTCTTTATCCGACGAGATCAACAGACACGGGAGTTTTGAATCCGCGAGCGGTTGAATCCGCGACTGATAAACACGCGAGCCGGTCGTCGATAAGCCGGTCAGGTATGACGCCGCCGCTTCCCGAATCTGACGACGCAAGTGATTCGCCATCGTCAGACCTTTTCGAGTTGCATCGTGATCAAGGTTCCCGTCACGTCGTATTCAATCGTCTGGATCGTGTACGCCGTCCCGCGAACCGTGATCGCGTCATCCTGCGCGACTGCCGGCATATCGGACGCGATCGCGGTGATCACCGGATTCGTCCCTTGAACGAAACTTTGCTCAAGTTGATATGCCGTATCGAACAAAACCGTCACCGCCGTCGCCGTTTTCCACGTTGCGACCTCGCCAAACTCGGCGAAATAGGCGGTCAGGTTTTCACCAAATGCCATTTACTTAATGCCGAGGATCGTTGAAACGACGCGATATGACGGGGAAACTGTGCCGCCGATCGTGTAATTCAAACGCATCCATCGGCCAATCTTGCCGACTTCAACGACCAGTTTTTGACCAAGTCCGCCGGACGTTGCGCCGGTAAAGGCGCCGTCGTCGACGTCCGCATAAGTCCGGGCGGTCGTCGCAATGACGAACGTGTCGCCATTGATGAACGCTGCCGTTCCGGCGGTGATCAAAAACTCGATCTGTGCGTTGCTGTATAACGTCCCGACGGTGCCGCCGGCCATTGCACCGGTCACGCTTCCAGACACGGCGAAAGTCGTCGCATTGCTGAAAGTGATCGTGATGTTTTCGGCCACGGTGTCGCCGCGCCCGTAAACTTGCGTGACCGTGCCGTTCCCGGTATTGCTGCCGGGGGTGACGCTGGTCACGATGTCGCCATCGGATGCGTGTTGCAATTTCACCGCGAGAGTCGGGTTCGTGCCGGCGGTGTTGCTGGTCGCCAGCGTGACGAGACATTCCTGCTGATAATCGCCAATATCGACGGCGGCGCTGTTCCCGTTAGCTGCAACGGTCGCGGCGGCGAGGTTCGTCAATACGGCGGCGGATGCGAAACTAGGCATTTTTTGCCCCCTTCCGTGCGGGTTTGGGGGTTTCTGCCTCGGCGGCAACCTCGCCGACCGGAACAATGCGCCCTTGTTGAATCAATACCGGGGCGCGCTTGTCGTCGATCTCGACGATGTCGCCGGGGGCGACGTCAATGCCGCCCCCGAGACAGAACCCGCGAAGAATTTTCACTTTCATCGCGGGAGCCTATTAAGCGATCGTTGCGCCGGTTGCCTTGACGAACGACTCGGCATGACGGGCCGCGACGTCGGTCATCTGGAAACTGGTGATTTCGACCATGCCTTGCTTTTTCAGGGCATACGGATCGACCACCAGTTCAAAACCGCCGGCCCATACGCCGATCAGGATTTCGTTCCAGTTGCCGAACAACAGGCCGTGTTCGCTGCCGCCGCCGAGAGTCGCCTTGATCTGATTGGATGCCAGCGCGCGGTAGCCTGCGAGATTGCCTTCGGACAGGGAACCGCCCCAAATCATGCGGGTGTCGGTCGATGCGGCGACAACGGTTTGAGCCAGCTTGCCGGCCATGCCCGGAGTCGTCACGAATGCCAGATTGCCGGCTAGCGCGTTGTCCTTTGCGACTTCGGTGATCATGTCGATGATCTTGCCGAAGGTCGGGACGCCGCCCATTGCGACAGCGTTCACGCCGGACAGGTGATAAAGGCCGTCCGGTTCGTTGGATGCGCCCGCGCCGTGGAATACGGCCTGATCCCATGCCAGCGCGTGAACGGCGGCCAGATCGTTGCGGATGAAACCTTCGACGTCGATGCTGGATTGGGCCAACAGTTGACGGGAATATGCGGTTGTCGCTTGCAGAGTTTTCGGAGACAGAGCAACCGAACCGAGGGTCGCATTGCCGGCGGTGACGTCGGTGCCGCTGTTTTCAGCAACCCAATAGGCGGTATTTGCGCCGGTTTGCTTCGGGAAGCTGACCGGGCCTTGCAAACCATTCAGAACGCGAGCGCCGAGGTTGACGGCGACGGACTGATTGCGGAGCAGTTCGATAAAATCGCCCGGCTCGGTGAACACGGTTTCGGCACCCTTGCCGCTGGTGTTATACAGAGAGGTAGCTAGCGGGGCGCGTTGCAGAGAGTACGGAACGAAAATGCCGCCGTTACGCTTTGCATTGACCGGCATGTTTCGCTCGATGTCTTGAGAGACATCAACTTCAAAACCGGAGACGTTTTGACCTTCGGCGCGAGCCAGCGCGAAAGACAGGGCGCGAGCGTAAGAGTAGTCCTTTTGCTCGGCAGGGGTCAGATCAACTTGAGACATGATAGTCCTTTCAGAATTTGATTCGGGTGCGTTGTCGGTGACGGTGATCAGGTCGTCGGGAACTTCGACGGCGCGTTCATCGGTGACAACATGTTCGTCGGCGGCGACGGTTTCTTCCGCGGCGGGGGCGTCCTCGACCGGGGCGGCTGTTTCTTCCGCAACGGGTTCGTCGTCCTCGCGCGTCAGAACTTCGACGCTTGTCTCGATTTCCATGTCAGCGGAACGACCGAGGCCAGCATACGGATCAGCCGGAATCGCCACGCTTGAAATTTCGAGAACTTGCCAATCATTGACGCGCATGACGGCGGGCTTGCCGTCGCGGGCGGGTGTTTCTTCTTTCATCTTGTTGACGATGTAGCCGACACTAATCGACGGGCGGATGCCGTCTTGCATGTCTCGGAACGCTTCCTCGGCGAGCGCGCTTCTCCCGAAGCGAGCGACGGCGCGTCCTACGCGATCCGGGCCGATGGAAATGTTTTCGATGGTGCCGATCAGTTTTTCGGGGTTATGGTCAAGCAAGAGCGGAATGTTTCCCATCCGAGACAAATCAACGCTTTCCGGTGAGTGATCGAGAATTTCGACCCCGAACCAACGCTCATATGGTGCTTCGGTTGAGAATGCAAGACTGACGGTTCGCGCGTCGGCGTCGATCGCGGAGCGATCAAACGTCGCGGAACGTCCAAGCTTGCCGGTTTTGATAGTTGCCATTTTGGCGACCCCCTTTTGATAGGTGTCGCCATTTTTCACCCTTCCGAGTGACAAATCAGGGGTGAAAGTGTCACAACAGCATAGTCAGCAGGATTTCGTCGTCCTCGACGGGTTTGCGTTTCTTGCGCGGTTTGATCGGCACGAAGTACGCGCCGCCGCGCAGATTGGCGACGACCGTCTCGACAATGTCAAACAGCCATGAAGTGACGCTGAAAGCGTTTTGATCGAATGCGTCGCTATCGAACAATTACGCACCCCGCCATTTATCCCCGCTGGTGCCGTCGCCGAGAACCGTCGCGCCGTTCATCCTGCGCGTGTCGGCATAGATCGGGGTGATCTGCGCGGCGGCGAGAATAGCCGCGGCAATGTCCGCTGCACTCGGGCCGGTCGACCCGCTGGTCGATATGCCTTGCGCTTGAACCGGGACTGTATAGTTCACGTTGACCTGATAAGTCCCGAGCGTCGAAACCACCGGGACGCCCCCGCCATCGACGAAAAGATTTCCGGTGATCGTCAGGTTATGACTTGATTCCATCGGACGAACCCGCCAGCCGTTAAGCAAGAAAAAATAAGGCGGGATGAACAACCCCCCGCCGAGGGGGATTCCCCCGACGAGAGTGAAGGCAAGCGGCCATTGCGGATTATCGGCGTGCCAATCGACCCACCGCGACCAGATTTCGGACGCGGTGACGTCGGCGGAGTCGAGGACAATGCGCTTTGTCGCGCCGTCGAGAGTGATCGCCATAATTAGACGACGTAACTCGGATCAGATTCGGCCACGGCGGAAATACTGATCGCTTTCGACTCGCTGATGACACCCGTCGAAATACCGGGTTTCGCGCTTCCCGGGTTCCCCCAAACGAGAGTCACATTTCGATTCGTCCCGCCGGTGTAGCCGCCTTGCGTATTGTTGGAAAAATCGAACGTGAAGGCGATCGACGACCCGCTGATCGTACCTTGAATCGGGTTCCCGTCCTTATCGTTCACGACGATCGCAGTTCCCTCGCCGAAGTCGTCGCCGCCCGGGGTCGTTGTGTAATAAAGTTTGTAATATCCCGTCCCGCCGGATGTGAGCGGGGCGTTGAAACTGAAAGTTCCCGCAGACGCATACGGGAATTCGCGCTCGACCCCGTTGTCGTCGATGAAAACCACGTCGTTCAAGTCGGCGGCGATTGGGGTGAAAAACGCGCGCGAATACAATGTCGGGCCGACAAACCAGCAGATCAAATCCGCGGTCTTACCTGTAACCGATCCCGCGGTTCCGCCGGTGTTGATATTTGAGTTTTGACGAAGTAAATATTGCATCTTCGTATAAATCTCATATCGGGTCATGTTCGTGTGCGTGATATGCTTTTTGAACGGATACGAACCGCCGCCGATCGTGATGTTCGTGTTCGCGGTGTCATATTTGATCGTGCAGGTTGAATAAGGGGCCGACAAAACGGCGGTGTCGTCGGCGGTCAAGTTCAAGTCGGCGGAAGTGTTGATCCCGAACGGCAATTTATAAGCGCCGGTCGCGGTTTCCGAAATGTCAGTCAACGAAACGTCGTCGAACGTGTAACCGTAAGTCCGATTGAACGACTTGAAAAATGTCCGGGTGTCAAAGTTGCCATTTGATGCGTCGCCGAAAACTTGAATCGCTTCGTTCGGTAGATCGGTGAAGGTGTAATTCGCGGGCGCGCCGGTGCTGGTCAGCTGATAGTAACATTGCGAGCCAGCGGAAACGGAACCCTGCAAAACCGCGCCGAAGTATTGACGATTGAGAACGCCACCGGCGGAATACTCCGACCATCCGCCATTTCGGAGCATTTGACGAGTCGCGTCGTTCGAGGGTTTCCAGCCGTTATAATTTCCGCCCGGGTCGCGCCCGAAAACGTATTGACCAGACCGGTTGTCGATCTTGTTCATCGGGAACGGGTACGGTTGATAAGTCGAGGTGTTCCAAAGGTCGACAAAAAACGACCAAAGCGCATTCATGTCGACGCCGTCTTTTGCGACCAGATCACCCGCGGCGACAAGCGTGAAAGTTTTGTTCGGCAGATCGAAAGTGATTTCGGTTCCGACCGCCATCAAGTCGGGATCAGTAATCATAGCCATTTTTGATAGTCCTTTTTAGTCAACGTAACTCGGGTCAGAAACTTGAGAAACCGGCAACGACCCGTCAGCGTTCGCCAGCAAATAAGATCGTGTTTGCCACGGGATATATCCGGCTTTATAGACGCACACGTCGATATAAGTGCCGGCGGAGTATGAATAACTGTAATCGTATGTCGTTCCGGAATGCTGGTCGGCGGACTGAATAACGGTCGTCGTGCCGGCGCTCAAAATCACGATGTCGGAACCGGTGACGAGGCCGGTCAGTTGCAAGGTTTTCGAGTTGTTCACGGTGACGGTTGCGCCGGCGGTTCTAATCGACGGCGTCGATCCGCCCCCGGATATGTTTATGGTCACATTACCCGACGCGATGTTCACATAAATCGCTTCGTTTCCGGTCGTGCCGTTGCTCGATGCGTAACCCGTGAACGTGTTTCCGGTGAACGTGATCGTCGATGCCGATCCGCCGACCTCGATCGCGTGACCCGTGCCGCTACTGGTGAACGAACAGTTCGTCAGATTATCCATGTCGCCGAGTGTGGCGCTGGTGATCTTGCTTGCGGTGAAGGTGCAATTATCAACGACCGCGGAATTTTGCGTTATTGTCGGACATGACGCGAAAGTCATGTTCGAGAAAGTTGTCACCGCCCGCAGTTGAACGTCGCCCGCACCGATGATCGACAGGCCGTTGAAATCATACGTCGCCGACGCGGATGCGCTCGCATGAATCCGCCAATGATATTTCGACGGAGACGAAACGACAGAGCTTCGATGAATGATCGTATCTGACGCGCCGGGATAATAAGTAAACCCGACGGAGTCGTCGATCCCGTTATAGTTCACCAATTTTTTCGCGGTGTTTTTCTTGCTCGGAAACTCGATCGCGGTCGAGTCCAATTGCAGATAAACCGGATTCGTCCCGCCGTTGCCGAACTGGATCGCTTGCAAGCAAAGCATTTGATTCGCGCCTTGAAGCAACGACGAGAATCGAACCTTATTCAACGCGGCAGATTGGACAATTTCAGGAATGCCGATCGGTTCAGCAGATACGCCCCCGGCGAGGACGGTCGTGTCCATTGCCCACATAGGCCCAAAACACGATTGTTGAGTCAACGCGCCGATGCCGCCCGTCCAAAATCCATATCGACGAACGTCGCTATTCGATAACGTGCCAGCCGTTGCGATCGTGTCAGTATTGGCGGCATTGATGACGAGCGGCATGACGTAACCCGGGGGCATTGCCACGTCGCCGCCGTGAACCTGCCAAACCTTATAATCCGTCGCGGCGGTTGCGCCCGATTTCATACCAAACCAAACGCCACGACCCGACGTGATCGGAGAAAGTCGCTGATTCGACGACGGCGCGGCGTGTCGGAAATTGGTCAGAATGTTTCGGTTCCCGACGTTATATCGAGACGCCGCGACAACGGCCTCGGCCCCTGACATTTGATTCGCGGTCGTCGCATTGGTGACGCCCGCCATCGACATAAATGCACCCTTGTCGAGTCCGATGTCTGTCACGGCGGTCGCGACCGTCCCGTCGTTGCAAGTTTTACCCGCGATGCTGGTGCCGAAGTTTGTGTCGGCGGTCGCGGCGAGCGCGGTATTTGAATCGTATGCAATCCCCGGCGACGGCGTCAGGAATATCGAAGCGTCCGAAACAGGGTAAGGGGGAATCACGGTCGCCCCGCCAGCAGGGGCGCGGACTTCGATGACGGCTTTGCTGCCGGCGGCGGACGCCATCGACGCGGCGTTGTATGCTGTGGTTAATCCAGCGGCCTGTTTAAAGAACCATCCGACCGCAAGACCTTCGGCGGCCCCGTCAACCTTGACCAAGTCCTGCAAAGCATCCTCGACGAACGACAGCGATGACGTGCCCGAACTTGAAATCGCCGCCAGAACCAAAGAGTTCGCCGCGTTCGTTGTAATGGTCGGGAGTGCGATTTTTGTGCCGGTAGCGGTCGCGTTTGCGCTCAAAGGCGGCGATCCGCTCGTATAACTTTGATAAACGTCTCGAACGACCACCAGCGCGCCGGAATAGGTTTCATTGACGGCGTTACTGAATACAACGTCGCCCTCGCCGGACGCCGCCGCATATTTCCACCAGCAAGTGAAAGAGGCGGTATTAGAGAGGGCGAAAAGTTGCGTCCAAGTCCCGATGCCGTTCGAGCATGACCACGTCGGCGCGCCCGTGTCACCAGCGCAAAAGGCGAACATTAGATCGCCCGATGCGTATGAACACATTGGAATCGTTAGGCCCGCGTCGGTTGTTACGGACTCATACGAAAAAGAGGTATCGCGAATCGCCGGCACAAATTACCCCAAAAGATACCAGACCCGGAACGATCCGCCGTCTCGGAACAGGCGGAAATCGAGCATTGCCGAATCCATCGGGATATATCCGCCATCTTGAAGCATCGCCTCAATCGCGGCGAGTTCACCGCGAGCGATCAGGTCTTGCAGTTGCGTCTCGGTGTGCTGGTCGACAAACGCCTGACCGTCGGCGACCTCGCCCCACCCGTCCGGCACGATCATCAAGAATTCGCTCATTTTTTAGCCTTTCGGACGATGACACCGCCCTCGATCATCGAAAAATAGGTCGCTTCGTCGTCGCCATCGACGACGATTTTGACGAGGTGTTCGTCGTCCTCGTTATGCACCCGAATGCTAGTCACGCCGGCGACCTGTTTGCCGTTCCAGTAGACAAGCGGCGACTCGGTGTTTGCGTTGATGATTGTCAGATTGCCTTGAACCGTTTCCATCGTTGCCCCTTATTGCGTGACCTTGCCCATCAATCGTTGACAATCAGACCGGTCGACCTTGTTCGAGAGCTTCCCGTCGATCAATTCCAGCTTGTCGAAAATTCGCTGTAAAGCGAGGTTATATTCCTGCCGCGAGACGTAAGAACTGTCCCGTTTCACGACTTCTAGTTCGAGGCGCTTTATATCCAGAGTGACGCCTTCAATCGCGGCGATCCGAACGCCCTGCGCCTTGAATTTGTCGTCAAGGCGAAGCTCAAACTGACGAAACGCCAATTGAAGCAAGACCCAACCCGCGCCGATGATTGCGACCACCGCGCCAACAAGTTCCCCGATTCCAAGTTCCATCAATCTGCATCCGTTTCAATTTGAGTTGCGCGCGAGATATTGCCGTCCCGGTCACGCTCGACGGTCGTTTCGGTCTTGCGTGACGGCAACGAAACGCGGACGTCAGGCGCCGGGACTTCGATGTTCACTTCCGCCGTGATCGGGGTCGGCTCGACTTCGATCAGGTTTTCAATCCGAACCTCGCTCGCTTGCACGTTGATCGGGGTCGGTTCGACGAATATCTCATTGCGAATCTCGCTCGGCGGGACGTTGTTGATAATCTGCGTAGCTGGCGGCTCACGATCCAGACTGCGCGCCATCGCGAGAATCAATTCACGCATTGAATTGTCTGGAGGTGGGTTTTGTACGTTGACGACGGTCGGCGGCTGTTCACGCTCAAAACTGCGAGTCATAGCGATGAACAGATCGCGCATTGTGTTATCAGGCGTCGACGCGGGTTCCGACTCGGGGGCAGTTTGCGTCAGATCGTAGTCGACTAGCGTGACGCCTGATTCTTTGACCCGGGCCTCGAACTCGGCGATGCCTTGCAGCGCGTCGTCGATGTCGACGCCGTTTTGCGCGGCGATCATCTGCGGGCTGGATATACCGGTCTTGATCGCGAGGCGGGCCGCTTCGATGTCCTTGACCGGGTCGACCCATTGCCACCGGCGACCCTGCCATTCGTGCGCGGTGAACTTGTCCCGCTTGACCACGGGCAACGACTTGCCGGTCGAGAACGACAGAACGCCTTTTTTCAAGGCTTGTTCGATCCAATCGTTGAACACCGGGCGCAGGAAACCGTCGACAAACCAGTTTTGCAAGACGATCCAGTTGTCCCGTTCCTCAAGGGTTCCGGCGCGGGCGCTGGAAAAGTTCACGTCAGACAGGTCGTTCGCGAGCGTGTGATAAGCGATGCCCAAACCCGACGCGATCGAACGCAAGCGCGCTTTGACAAACACGTCATAGTTTTGATGCGGATAATCTGGATTCCATTGCTCGAACGTGTAGCCCGGGGGCAACACCGAGAACGCACCCGCTTCGGCGTCCTGATAAAACTCGCCGTCGACGGCATCGTCCGCAAGCGCGGCGGCGTCACCATCTGGCGAAGTAAAAAAGCCCATCTTTGCCGCGCCGACGCGGGCGGCCACGATGGCCGCTTCTTCAAACCCGGAGAGCATTTTCAAACCGCTCATGACGGCGTGCATCCAAGGCAGTCCGCGGTGCTGTTCCGCGCGCCCCGGGCGATATAAATGGATGATGTCCTCGGCGGGAATACGGGTCAACGTGACGGTCGGGTTCGTGTTGGCGATGTCGCCGAGGTTGAGCCAGTACGCGACCGCCTTGCCGTCGGCGTTTAATTCGATGCCCATGACGATCTGATTGCCGCCCTTGAGGGTTTCGCTTTTCGATACCGGCAAGCGATCGACCTCGACGAGTTTCAGTTCATACCCGAACGCATTGTCGGCACCCCGGCGGCGCATGATGATCGCCTCGCCGTCGCGCGCGACCGTCTCGATCACCATTCGCTGAAACTCGGAGAAAGAGAAACGCCCGGTCGCCTCGCACGTCCCGCGCTGCGCCCATTTCGCGAACCCGCGCTCGATGATGTCACGCGCCGGGCGGTCGGGTGTCATGCGGTCGCCGGTAATGTCACCGACGACCATGCTTTGAAGGTTGAATCCGTTCGGGCCGACGATATGCGTCGCGACCATTTGCAGATATTTTTTGGCGTATTCGTTGTTATAAGCCAGATCGCGCGAACGGGCGCGGACGGTTTCAAGCGATCGCTTGATTTCCTCGTCAGCGGCGAGGTTTGCCGCCTTCCATCCCTGATTTAATCGAGTGACTTCGCCCGCCTCGATGCGACGCTTGCGCGGCACCGGGCCGCGTGTCGGGTCATTCGGGGCGACAACCGGGTCGCGCTGCGGGAATGCGTTGCGGATGAAATCGAGAATTGCCATATTTTAGAATCTCACCATGATCCGGGCGTTGCCGCCGAGGCCGTCGGCGATGCGCTCGGCTCTTTCCTCGGCTTTCACTTGCGACCGCCAGAAATTTAACTCTCTGATCCAATCGCCCGGACTATTGAATTTCATGCGACGACCCGCGATTTCGTATTCTTGAACGAACGCCCGGGACGAAACCGCGGACGTGTATGCCGTTTCGAGGGTTTCGAGAATCTTGCGGGCGGTGCTGCGACCGTCGAACGTGTTTTGAATTGCGAGGTTCGGCTTGATCTCGATCCGACCGGTCGAGACTGTGACGCGCTCGGCGGTCGGGCCGGTGCCTTTCTCGACCCAGCCGGTGAAATCATATTTCCCGGCGGTATAGGCGGCGGTTGTTGCCGCGGTCAGGGTGACGAGATAGTCGGAACCGTCCGCTGCGGCGGTGATGTCGACCTTGCCGGCGGAATTGACGAAGCGATATTTAAGCGACCACGTTGTCGCGGGATAGTCGGAAAGACTTTTCGACCATGTAACGGTGTCACCAGCGACGAAGCTGGCCGGTTCGGTTGTCGGAATAGACATCGCGCTCGCGCCTTTGTGGATAGCGTGAACGATAGCGCGTCATTTGTGACAAATCAGGGGTGAAAATGTCATTTTATGCCGACGATCCGGCGAACCGTCCGCGCGCTGATCGAAAACTGACCCGCGAGTTCGTCGAAATTGCTTCCGTCGAACCTCGCCCGGATCAACGCATTGCGCTCGCGGCGTTCGTTCAAGCCCCGTTTGCTGACGTAAAACCTGACATTCTCGCCGCCATACATTTCGTGCAAAGTCGACTCGATGACCTTCGGGAGTTCATCCCGAACCGCTTGCATGACGGCAAGCTCGACCTTCGCCGCGATTTTCGGGATGCAAGCCATTGCAAGTTGACGAATAAACAGATCGCTCATTTCCAACCCCCCACAAAACCACCAGAACGACGCCTGACGGACTTTTTCCCGCTCGGCAATGGTACGACCTCGACCTCGTCGTCCGCGGGCGCCGGAGACGGTCGCGGGTCTTTCTTGACGATCGGCTTTCGTAACGTCACGCGATACATTTCGCGCAAACCTTCCATCGCCGCCGTCGCATAAACCGCGCAGTCCCATGCCTCGACCCGTGCGCCGCTTTTCGCTTTCCACGTCCGCACGGGGCGCCCCTGCTTGTCATAGGACAAGACCCGGCGCTCGGCGACGAACTGGCGGAAATATCTTTCATCGAATGATTGATCGCTCGACCATTCGACCGAATGCGGTTTGTCCGTACCCTCGACCGCCAGCGCCGACCGCAGAAAATCCTTGATCGTGTCGACGCCGATCATCCATTGTTGATTTCCCTTATGCTTTGCCGACTTGCTCGCCCGGATCGGCCACGCCGGCGCCGCCCCGGCCTTACCGCGAACCGCCCAAATCCGACGGCCCGATTTCGATTTGCAATAGTCGAACACCCCGGCGGCATGGTGTCCGCCCGCGTCAACGCATACGGCGGCGACGTGCATCGCGACCCCCGCCTCGGTCGTCATCGGCTCTTTCAACAGGGCGTCGAGCTTCGCCCATGTCGCCGGCTCGCCGGGTGAACCGTTGATGACGTGATGCGAGATAAACCGCGACCGCTTGCCGTCGAGCCACGCGACGCGGGTACATTCGAGACGGTCGTCCTGCGTGTCGACGCCGGCGGTCACGACCGACGTTTCGGCGGGCAACGTCGTCGCTGACCATGTCGATTTTCGGTTCATCAAGTCGGAGTCGCTTATCTTGTCGCCGTCGCGATCTTCCCAAACCTCGCCGAGTGAAGTGTTGATCCACGTCTTGAGTTTTTCGGGATAGTCTTTCGCCGCGATGAACTCGTCGACCACGTCGGAGAACTTGCGCCACGGCGAATAAAGCTCGTTGATATGAAACCCGGCGATGCCGGTGAACTCACCGCCGGGGATCCAGCGCCCGCGTTTTAACATCCCGACTTTGTCCTGATCGGTGATCACGCCGCCGCATTCCGGGCAGGCCATAACCGCGGCGCTCGGGTTCGCCTCGTCGAACAGGACGTTTTTCCATTTGAGCGTGTGCAAGTGATCGCAATGCGGACATGGGACATGAAACTCCCGACGGTCGCTTCGCGCGTATGCCGCTTCGATGCGACTGATCCCGGCGACCGTCGGGGTGCTGGTGAGGATGATCTTGCGATTCCAGAACGTATTAGTCCGTTTCCGGGCGAGCGATACCGGGTCGCCCTCGGTGCCGGCGCTTAACGGGTAGCGATCGACCTCGTCGCACAACACGACCCGGATCGGTCGGCTGGCGAGGCTGGCGGGACTGTTCGCCCCGGCCATTGTGATCTGACCCCCGGGGAATTTTTTATGCAGCATCGTATTGCCAGAATCGCGCGCCTTCGGGTCGGCGATCTTGCCGGTCAGCGCCGGGGTGTCGCGCACCATTGGCGCAAGTCGATCTTTTGAAAACGACTCGGCCATTTCAAGCGTCGGTTGCAACAGCAAGATCGGCGACGGGTCTTGATGGATGTAATAACCGATCAGGTTCAAGATCAGTTCGGTTTTGCCGACTTGCGCCGAGGACATGACGACGACCTCGCGAATCGTCGGGTCGTTGGCGGCGTCGAGAATGCCGCGCTGATACGGCGCGCGATCCGTCCGCCAGCGCCCGGGTTCGGCGCTCGACTCGCTGGACAAAAACCGGTAAGCGTCGGCCCATGCGCTGACCGTCAGGTCGGGCGGTGATGCAAGTGTCGGGATCGCTTCGCGGATGACCGTTTCAAACAATGCCGTCACCCTTCGCAAGTTCGTCAAGCGCCTGATTGATTAGCTCGCGGGAAAACGCCTCGACCTCGAACGCATCTTTCCCGGCGCATGACCCTGCGAGCCGGGTCGGCATCGACAGCATTTTCGCCCGGAAGGCGGAAAACAATTCGATCAACCCCGCCCTGACCTGTTCCGCCGGGATCAGGTTTTTGCGTTTCGTTTCTTCGTCGAGGCTGGCGAGGTTCGCTTGATGGTGAGCGAGGCGGGCGCGCTCGGCGGTCAGTTCAAACTCGCCGGATGACGCGCGGCCCGCGGCCTGTTCGCGTAAGTGGATCACATACGGCCTAACCAAATCGACCATTTCCTCGGCGGTCGGCGGGATTATCCCGGCGGCGCGGAGTTCGGTTGCCGTCTTGATGGTCGTGCCGCAAAAGTCGGCAAACTCGCCGAGAGTTATGCGGGCCATAAACCCCCCTTACAATTTTTCAAATCTAGCGAAACAAGGCGCTGCGAATGACC